GAATCTAATCCCTTTGGAGATGTATAATGTTAGGTACTTATTTTTACCATGAAATTATAAGAAAAACAATTATCGGTTTCGGTACATTGTTTAATGATATTAATATACAACATGATGATAGATCAGGTAATACTATCAGTGAAACAAAAGTTCCATTAATTTATGGACCAAAACAAAAATTTCTTGCAAAATTAGAACAACAAGAAGAACTATCAAAAGCAGTTGCTATTACATTACCTAGAATGTCATTTGAAATGAATGGTATGTCATATGATCCTAGTAGGAAGGGTAGCATAACAAGAACATTCAAAGCGGTTGATAGTACAGATTCTTCAAATACTAAAGTAAAAAAAGTATATTTACCAGTTCCATATAATATTGGATTTGAATTAAATGTAATGACAAAATTAAATGATGATGCGTTACAAATTGTAGAGCAAATATTGCCATTTTTCCAACCAGCATTTAATATAACTATAGACTTGATATCATCAATTGGAGAAAAAAGAGATATTCCTATCGTATTAGAAAATATATCTTTTAGTGATGAGTATGAAGGAGACTTTACAACTAGAAGAGTTCTTATGTATACCTTCAATTTTAACGCCAAGACTTATCTCTTTGGTCCTGTTGCTGATAGCACAGATGGTCTTATTAAGAAAGTTCAAGTCGATTACTATGCAAATACTGATACTCAGGCAGCAAAGCGTGAGATGAGGTATACAGTTCAACCTGATCCAGTTACTGCTGGACCTGAAGATGACTTCGGATTTAGTGAGAGTACTACCATGTTTAGTGATTCTAAGAAGTATAGTCCTACTAGACAGGAGGATGTATAATGGGGTTACCTACAATTCCTTACGATCCTTGGTTTGATAAAGATTATAAGTATGTTCCATTTTCAGAACATGTAATTGATCTATTAGATGGGGAACCTTTTCCTATAAATGATAGATTTGATTTATATGGATCTTCAGAATGTGATGATGCTTACACTACTGTTGCTGAAAAAACTATACATGAAGAAATGTATGAACTTGCTATTCAAAATAGCAAACACTGGTTAGGAGGATCTGAAAATGTCTTCTCCAATTGATGATGCATTAAATACAAATTCCGAACATTCATATGTTCAGAAATTTAATAAACATAAAGAAACTCCTGCACAAAAAAAGGATCATAACGCAGAAGTAAATAAAGATTATGAATATTCCCGTGCTCAGTTATATTCTCTAATATCAAAAGGTCAAGAGACTTTAGATGGTATAATGGATGTAGCAAATGAGTCTGGATCTCCGAGAGCTTTTGAAGTTGCAGGACAGGTATTAAAATCAACTGCTGATATTGCAGATAAGTTAATGGATCTCCAAAAGAAAGTTAAGGAGATTGATGAGACCAAACATAAGACTACAAACAATGTTACCAATAATGCGATATTCACTGGTAGCACTGCAGAGTTGCAGAAGATGATAAAGCAAGGGTTCCTAGATGCTAAATAAGAGCTAGTTACTCTTATATACATGCCAGAAAAAGAGAAAAAGGAGGACACTAAGGGTATCCTCGGAAAGATTAAGGATAAAATTCTTCCCGATGAAGATGAGCAAGCTGCTATTATTAGTACATTTGTTCGCCTTGGGGTCTTGGTGTGGTCTGGAGGAATATTGACTCTTAATTATGTGGCGATTCCTGGTGTACCACAACAAAAAATAGATCCAACTTTTATAGCTTCAGTTTTTACAGGAGTTTTAGCTAGCTTCGGAATTCAGACCGCATCTAAAAAAGGTGATGGTACTATGAAGATGAATGGTAACGGTGCTCCTGGTGGACCAGGTGGTAGCGGTGGACCTACTCAAACATTAGTGATTGAACAAGCTCCATTAAAGATCATTGCTGTTGATCCAAAACAAAAAGAAGAACCTTACAAATTGTAATCATGCAAAAAATTATTAATGTACTTGCTGTTGCGTCTGCTGCTGTATCTGTTGCCGTTGTCGGTAGTGGGTTATACATATATGTCAATCGTGCATCCATCATTGATGGAATTAAATCTCAAGCTATTGAGGCAGTTCTCGGAGGCAGTGGACTTCCTGGTGGATTGGGTAGTGGGTCAGTACTCCCAATAGGAACACCTGATTTAGCATTACCAGATGGACAAGCATCTATGCCTTCTGCACCTCAAGCACCTATACAATTTTAACGGAGTAAACTAATGTCTTGCGGAAATCCAATCAAACATAAGATCAAAAAAATATTCGACAAAGGAGTTGAATTAGATAAAAAGATCTTAGAAAAGATAGAGAAGAAGTTTAATCTATCTCCATATCAGAGTAAGTGTGCTAATGCTGTAATTGGATTTATCATAGGTGCGTTGATACTCTAACAGAGTGTTGGAGTCCACACTAAACTAGGCAAAATTACTCAATCCGTGCTATAAATATGTTGCAGTATGGGATTGAAAGATCATGCCCCTGACTAGACATTACACGGTTGGTTATCACGATAATCAAAATCATAAAGTAGAAATTTGTGAGTATGCGATAGATGCATATGAAGCAATAAAGAACGCAAAAGAGGATGTTCCAGTTTTATCTGAGCATCCTCATTCTTGTGAGTATTGCTTGTTAGAATTATGAGTACGATAATAAAAAATAAACATGAGATCATGTGGTGGATGAGTAGACTCACCATTATGGGAGTATCACTATCACTAGCGGTAACACTTGCAGCACAAGCATGGGTCTAGTATTATAAATTATAGTAATACTACACATTAACATATGTTATCTACTCAATACCGTTTAAGGTTGGAAGGAATATGCAAAGATATTGCTTCTGGGAGTGATGTTAGTCTGGATGATATGATCTGGGCAGAGAAATTGTCAAAGGCAAATACCGCAGCAAGAGGTATGTTAAACACTGCAAGAAGAATGAGTACGGATCCTACTGATTCTTTTCTGAATAGTTTGGATTTAGGAGACCCCGATTCAAACAATCACCGTAGGGGTTTTGGAGATCCACAGGATGTTGTGGATTGGTTTCATCAAGAACGATCAGATGATTGGAGGCAAAGAGATTGAATGAAGTTGTTTGGTTTGTAAATAATATGGTAGGCTTGCTTTTAATAGGAGTAGGTGTTAGTATATACTGGATATTCAAATACGATGAGTGGAATCCAAATGACTGATTTAGGATTAGACGCTTCACAGGAAACAAGAATTACTGTGATGCAACTTAAAATAGAGCGTCTTGAAGAAAAGCAAGATGAGCTTCGTGAAAGATTAAAGGTCGTTGAAAAGTGGGTGATAGGTGCTGCAGCAGTATTAGCTGCTGGAACTACTGTTATAGGATTTGCTACTAATATAAGTAAAGCATATCTGTGATTGATTTCCTAACACCCGTATTATTTGCTAATGTTTCTAATGAGTGGATTCAGAAAATACGAGAGCATGAATCTGAAAAAAATAGAGATCCTATTGAAGATGTGATAAATAAATCACTTGAGGATTTCAAAAATGAAAGTGATAATTCAACCGAGCAGGAAGAACTGCCACAACATTCGTGTAACGAAGATCAAGTAGAATAATGTCTAATCAGGATATCTACCTTGGTAACCCCAATCTAAAGAAAGCAAATACAACTGTTGAGTTTGATTCTGAACAGATTAAAGAGTTTATTAAATGTAAACAAGACCCAATATATTTTGCAAAAAATTATATTAAAATTGTATCTTTGGATGAAGGTCTTGTACCATTTAAGATGTATGACTTTCAAGAGAAGTTAATTAAAAATTTTCACGAGTCTAGATTTAATATCTGTAAGATGCCTAGGCAGACTGGTAAGTCAACAACTGCTGTTTCGTACCTATTACATTTTATTGTTTTTAACGATAGTGTTAATGTAGGTATCCTAGCAAACAAAGCAGCAACTGCCAGAGAACTACTTGGTAGATTGCAGACTGCTTACGAAAATTTACCCAAGTGGATGCAGCAAGGTATCTTGTCTTGGAACAAAGGATCAATGGAGTTAGAAAATGGATCTAAAATCTTGGCTGCGTCTACCTCTGCTAGTGCAGTCCGAGGTATGTCTTTCAACATTATTTTTCTGGATGAGTTTGCCTTTGTACCTAATCATATTGCTGAAGCATTCTTTTCCTCAGTATATCCTACTATCACTTCTGGTAAATCAACGAAAGTCATAATGGTATCTACCCCCTGTGGTATGAACCATTTCTATAGGTATTGGCATGATGCACAAAGAGGTAAAAATGAATACACTGCTACTGAAGTCCACTGGTCAGAAGTACCTGGTAGGGATGCTAAGTGGAAGGAACAGACTATTAAGAACACATCTGAACAACAGTTTAAGGTTGAGTTTGAATGTGAATTTTTAGGGTCAGTCGATACTCTTATTAGTGTTGTTAAGTTGAGAAATCTTGTGTTCGAGGATCCAATACAAAACAACGGTAAAGGGTTGGTCGTCTACGAAAACCCTATGAAAGGTAATGACTACATTATCACGGTTGACACAGCTAGGGGGATAGATCATGATTACTCTTGCTTTGTAGTATTTGATATAACAACATATCCATATAAAACTGTAGCAAAATATAGGAATAATGAAATTAAACCTATGCTATTTCCTAATATTATAATGGATATAGCAAATGCATATAACGAAGCTTATGTATTAGTAGAAATAAATGATATTGGAGAACAAGTTGCATCTATACTTAATTATGATTTAGAATATGAAAATCTTTTAATGTGTGCTCAAAGAGGAAGAAATGGTCAGCAAGTAGGATCAGGGTTTTCTGGCACTAAAACTCAAATGGGTGTTAGGATGACAGCAGCAGTTAAAAAATTAGGTTGCTCTAACTTGAAAACTTTGATGGAAGATGATAAAATAGATACACATGACTATGATATTATCGCAGAATTGACAACTTTTGTACAGAAGAAACAATCATGGGAGGCAGAAGATGGTTGCCATGATGACTTAGCAATGTGTTTAGTTATATTTTCTTGGTTGGTAGCACAAGATTACTTCAAGGAGATGACAGACACAGATGTTCGTAAACGCATCTATGAAGAACAAAAGAATCAGATTGAACAGGACATGGCTCCTTTTGGATTTATGTCTGATGGTTTAGATGATGAAGATGAGTTTGTAGATGGTGAGGGTGACAGATGGGCAAAGGTTGATGAGTATGGGGATCGGTCATTTATGTGGGAGTACAAGTAATGAGAGACTGGGGATTATTATCTTCTATACTAATAGCAGCAGTCATGTGGGTACAAGTTCCACAATGGTCTGATGACTGGGCAGTATGTGCCGTTGATATACCTGACGCAAAGTGTCATTGGTATGTGATGTCTCCTGATAATACATTTGGTGAAGGATTTGATTGGGAAGATGCACCTTGGTTTGATGTTAATGGTCTTAATGATATACCAGCAATAGGAAAGACAACTGTAATGGAAAAACTACAGGAGCAAAATGAAAACAGTTAAATGGTCTGCTCAAGTGCTATTAGAGAGTAATAGACTTATGAAGGTGGAGTTTACATCACCATCTAATTTAAGAGAAGATGCAGAGCAAACTTGTAAAGCATTGTTTGGTGTATCTGATGTCCGTCAATTAACACGATTATGGAACTAACAGACGAAAACATAATAACAGTCTTAGAAGAACTGTTACCATACATCGAAGCAGATGGTGGGTCTTTACAGTATGTTGAGACTGAAGATGGTTATGTTAAGGTAAGACTTGGTGGTGCATGTGAGAC